GTTCGTTTGATTAATTTTAAGAGGAGTCAAATATGTGAGTAAGTTTTGTTTCATGAGAGCTTTCTTCTCCGCGATTCGTTGCTCGACCAATTTATTGGCACGATTTTTTAGAGAATTTAGATTGGTCTTATTATCAATGAGTTCTGCAAGACTATTCTTATCTTCATCGGAAAGTTTGACGTTAGTGATCATACCCATAAATTTAGTTTTCTGGTTGGTTATGAATGTCGAACGTTTCGTCTCGTTCTCTTTTTTAGCCTCTTCGATGAGACTATTAATGTTGGTGCCTCCAGCCTTGGCGCGTGCTTTGAAGTTAGTCTTAGAACTATTGTTTATGAACGGGAGTGTGGCGAGTATGGTGTTCATCTTTTGTTCGTCGTTTTGAACGACGTTGCCAGACTTTATCTGAGCTTCAGCCTCAAGTTGTTCCAGATTTTCGGATGCCATACGTTGGATGAAAGTATTTCGATTTGTGTTAGATAAAGTCATCTTTGATAATTTGGTGATGAAATCATTCTCGAGAGTTTTGTATTTTACAGCCTCCGCCACCACATCGGAACCCCTGAAACCACCAGTACCAATTTTATTCAAAAACAGCTTTTCACGTCTGAGTTGAAGTTTCTTGATCTTTTCGATCGCTTCGTTTATGTCAATGTTTGACGCACCACTGGGTGCTGGCATGGGTCCCTGAACTACCGCAGCACCTACGTTTATGTAGTACCCAGTACCTTGATTTCCTGTTTTAAATACATATCCCTTCTTACCACCTTTAAATTTACTTGACGGTATAAAGTCTTTTTGTTTTGGTTTGAAAATTCGAGTAAATAATGATTCTGTAGGTTTTTTAACGGCGCTCACCCGGCCGTTAAGAAATTTTGGTCGCTGATCTTTCATGAAGAGACCACCTTTTGGAAAATTTACACGAGAGGTAGGGACGTTCCTGCGAGCTGTGTTCAAGTTCTCATTCTTACGAGCTGTGTTCAAGTTCTCGTTCCTACGAGCTGTGTTCAAGTTCTCGTTTCCATTCAAACGGTTCCCGTTCACATTCCCATTCAAACGGTTCACATTCCCATTTGCGTTCAAACGGTTCACATTCCCATTCCCGTTCAAACGGTTCACATTCCCATTCCCGTTCAAACGGTTCACATTCCCATTTGCGTTCAGGGTGGTGTTTGTAAAGTTCACTGCTGTGTTGTTGATCACTGCTGTGTTGTTGAACCCTTCTTTCTTGACTGGAGTGGTGCGCTTCGTTCCAATCTTCACGGGTTCATGAATTTTCATGTACTTCAGACGCTTACCAATAGAGTCAATCATTTGACTTTTTGTCATTTGATCTAACTGCTTTAGTCCAACTTTACGTGCGACAATCTTGATCTGATTCCGTTTAGACGATGAATCAAATAAGATGTCATAATCGTTGGGTTTGAGTGGCGATTTTTTATCGACAAGGTAGATCTTACTGGAGCTCATGATCAAAGGTGGGAGGGGCAACTTTCCCGCCTTAATATCATCATAGACTTGACATGTTTGTTCTTTTGTCAGTTTAATGTTGTGTCCTGTGTTCATCTTAATGAGTTTCTTTAGGACATCTAGATCTGCGTCTGGATCGCAAACCTCTATCATATACTGTAAACTGATAAAAAAAGTGTTATGTCAAATATCCAATACTATACAATCGTAGTTTCTCTTCATAGGTCATACTGAAATCAAATACGTCTGCGTCACCGACATTAATTTCTACGATTTCAATTGGTGTATCGTACTCTACACGGTTAGATAGTGCCGAACGAACCAAAGATTGTACAAATTCTTTAGGTGTGTGTATATCTTCTTGATATACTTTGTTCATTTTAATTTTTATACACGTAATTTCGTGTGGTTTTTTATCAAAAAAAGGTGTCAATGGATATTCCTCCTTCATCCCACCATCAACGTACGTCTCACCTTTATATTTACCACATGCAAATATGAAAGGTACAGCCATACTCATACACACGGCGTCTATTACCTTCATATCTGGGTGTGTATCTTTAGAAAAGTAAACAGTTTCAGATGTGTTCATACAAAACGCCGAAATAAATATTTTCATTTCAAGTTCTTCAAATGTGGGATCTCCTCCGCAAATCTCAACCAACTTGTTACGAATAGGTTCCATATCAACAAAACCAAATTTGTTAAAAAATGATCCTAAACGTATTTTAACAAAGTTGGGGATATTTAATGATAAAGATGTTTCTAATATTTCATCCACGGACATCCCAATTGCTAAAAATAAAGCTAAAATCGCACCCGCCGAAGAACCTGAAATCTCTTTCACATCCACGAGTGAAGATTCTCTCGCCTTCATAGATCCAATGAGGGAGTATATTCCCATAGAAGCTGGACCGAGGACGAGATACTTCATCTTCTTACTTAATAGAATTGAGGAAATTGACGACGTAAAACCGCGAAGATTACGGCATATACGATCGCATGAGTTAGGGCAGCGGGGAGGCTGGTCTGACCAGAACGGAAGACGCCACCCGAGCCAGGGGGGAGAGTGAGAAGGAGACCGGGGCTGAGAGCCAAGAAGAGCGCGGTGGTCACTAGAAGATCGGTCTTGGTGAGCACGAGACCCATCGCACGAGCAATGAGGCTGTACACGAGGAAGAAGACCAGCGCGTGGAAAAAAATAGCCATCTGATTGGTCTTACCATTCACGAACTTGACGTTCTTACCAGCGGTGGTCAGGAGGACGCCAGGGCTGAGCGCGAGAAACAAGGCGGCGGGGATGGCAACCTTTTGGGAGGTGATATCGGGGAGCATTTAATATATACACATATAATTTTTAGCAAAGTCGACAAAGTGGTAAAATGTTACACCTCGCATAAACTCTTCATGAAGATGATTATCATTCACATTTCTCCTGAGGTTTCGCCATATGTGAGCAAGTCTCTCTTCATACCATATGGTCTGTTCTGGATACTCCCATGTAACACGATCGTTATAGGAATCGTGTTCCTTGAAACAGAATTCCACAAAGTCGTTAAAATTTCCAGAATGATTGATATGAGCATCTTCCATCAATGTCCTGATAGAGTTCCACATGTGCCAGAGTTCATCTGAGTATTCGGCTTCCCAGTCTTCGATATTCAGAGGAGTGTCATCGATAATATCTTCATCATCACTGGCGTAATGATCAAAACCAGTAGACGCTTCGTATATATATTGGCTCCAAACCATGTTTAGTTACTTATCTTCCTTCTCGGGTTTATCCTTTATACCAGTTAGGGAGAGAGAGGTGGACTCTTTCGTCTTAAGACCATCTTTAATAGCATTTAGGGCTCCTTCAACTTTAGTCTCATCACCACCGAAGAATGTCATAAGACCATCTTTGATGGCATCCTTGTTCATTCCACCTTTCCTGACAGTTTTACGGATACTAATCTTACCCTTCCTGAGGTTAATTGTATCGATGCCTTGACCGACCATGTGCTTCTTCACCACCTCCTTAAGGCGCTTCTCTTCCTGATTGAGGACCTTAATATCAGATTTCGCCTCTGCTAATTGTTTCGTGAGCTCTACCAGTTTAGATACATTCTCGGAGAGATCAGGTGCAACAGTTGTCATGTTTAATTATATACTTTTACCTTCAAATCTTTAAGCGCACAAACCACGCTGCATGAGATCAGGGACAATAGTGGAGTTGTTCCACACAAAGGGGTCCTTTGGGTTGGGGGGATCCTTGCGAATCTGTTGATTGGCGTTACGGAGGGCACCACCGACAGTCTCGGGGAAGCCGATCTGCTTACGGGGCTCAAGGAAGTTCTGACCCGCGAGGATGTCCTCTGGGGCGAACTGACCAAAGTCCTCGGCCGACGCAACCTCACGGGGAAGGAGGGACGAGGCGAGACCGGTGCCCTTGTTCATACCACCACACGCACCGGCCGCCGCCTTAGCCGCGGGGCCTGGGGCAGGGCCAGCGGCTGGCGCCATACCGAAGGGGGCATACGCGCGCTCGACAATGGCATAGCCAGACTTATTGTTCATGGAAAAAAGGAGGAAGATTAGTGCAGCTACGGCGACCAACATCATAATGTTCTGGTTACGACCCTTCATCATCTTTTATATATGTATAACAATTTTTTTTATTGGTCATCCTCGTCGACGAAAGCAAATCCGTCTGGGTAAGTGTCAAGAATTGGGTCTGGGTGAACCCTGACCTGGACAACATTCCATGAAGATCCGAAAGATTTCTTGGCAAACCATAGTCCCGCAAATTCGACAATGACATCACAAGACTTCTCGGGATGAACATTATCAAAATCCTCCTCCTCCTGTTCAACATTGAAAACCTTCATAACCTCAATGCGTTCCCCTGTAAGTTGACCGTCTGCAATACTGGAAGTGTATGCGCCTTCAACAACCTTTTCACTGAGCTTCTTACCAAACCAGGTCTCAGCATTCTCAACAGCAGCACTGAGGTTCTCAGTATCAATCGCTTGAATCTTGGCAATGTTGACCTCAGACTCAAGATTTATAGCAATATCACCTGAAGAGTCCAAAATCTTAACACCGTTCAATTGAACGAGGCATTTACGCTTGGAATCATTGAGAGCCTTCACAAAATAGAGACCATCTTCACCTTTAGCTGGGGCGTTGTAAAGCATTTTATATATGGTTTGTGTCTCATTTCTTTAAACCAACAAATGGTATAGCAGCTGACTTATTTAACATATTTTTAGGGACCCACGCGTTTCTCCTGGGATTATAACCATAGAGAGTGTTTAAAGGGTTTATGTTCTTTGGTAATTTCTTCGCATTCACGGGTCTCAAATTAACTTCATTCTTCACATACGAATTGTTGTTTACATTTTTCCATGTTAACGATTTGAGATTCAGTTTCTGATTACCAGATGATTTTTTGTACCCATTTATGTTAGTATTCTTTGTAACAGGTTTCAAACCATGAACAATCTGTTTGGACAACTTATCTTCTGATGGTTTAGTTGTAAAGTTTTTATACTTGTAAGGATCTATACGTTTAGCCTGAGATACAGATACCTGTGCATTCTTCTTTGTCGCTGGAGCACCTTTCCTCGTAATTAATCGCTTTACTCTCTTGAAAATATCTTCAATCGAATTAGAAGCAGTAACCTTCTTATCAAGGAGTTGTGCAAGCTTAACAAGACGTTGACGATCCTTTTCTTTCTTTTCTGGACGAAGATTGAGTTTACTCATCAGATAGATGTCTTCAATCAGAAACTCTTTACTCGCTACAAAAACCTTGTTATTGGTAACCAATTTACCAGTATTTTGATTCCTGTACGTTACACCCTTACGCCTTGTTAGAACAACCTCATATCCAAACTCCTTTGGTCTCATGAATGGAATATCAAGAATACCACCGAGAGTCACACCTTCAATTTTACCGCTATTGGGTGAAAAGAAACGAACGTTTAAATCAAGTGCGAATAATTCAACATCAATGAACACGTCCCCTTTTTTGGGAGCGTTAGTAGTACCGGACTTCTTCTTT